AGGAATTTAAAATATCACTATGAATACAAAGTTGTATTCTCACAAATATATGAAACACTAAAGAACGAAAAGGTAGACTACATTGTACATTGTGGAGATATCGCTCATACAAAGACACAGATATCGCCAGAATTTGTACAGATGGCTTCTGAGTTCTTTTATAATTTGGGAGAGATTGCTCCCACGTATATTATCTTAGGTAATCATGACGGCAATTTAAAGAATAGTTCTCGCCAAGATGCAATCACACCTATCATCAATGCACTAGATCACAAGAATCTGCATCTTTTGAAGAACTCAGGTGAAACAGACATTGGCAACGGTGTGGTACTGAATGTTCTTTCAGTCTTCGATGAAGATAATTGGACTGATCCCACAGATGATAATAAGATTAACATCGCACTGTATCATGGAGCAATTCAGTTTAGCAAGACAGACATCGGATACTCAATGACACATGGTGATCATGACATGTCCATCTTCTCTAAGTTTGACTATGCGATGCTTGGTGACATCCATCAGAGGCAAATGTTAGATAAGAACGGCACGATTTGGTATGCTGGCTCCACCGTACAGCAGAACTTTGGAGAAACAGATGACAAGGGTATTCTAATCTGGCAGATATATGACAAAAAGAAAAAGAAAATAAAGCCTGTCATCTTCCAGAATCCTCGTCCATTCATTTCTTGGAACATTGAACTGGACGTTAATGGTAAGCCAGATGTTTCAAACTTTAACCCACCAGAAGGAGCAAGAATACGTGTTATCGCTGATAATTCTCTATCGATTGATCAAATCAAGAAAGCGACAGAAGTCGTCAAGCACAGATTCAAGCCAGAGTCAGTCACATTCTTGAATAGAGCATCAAGTAGAAACTCAGTAGAACTAGGAGAAGGCGAGGTAGAAGTATTAGACTTGCGTGACATAAACGTTCAAGAAGATCTCATTGAAGAATATCTAGAGCCTTTTAATTTAAGTCAAGAGGAACTAGAGAACGTTTATAAGTTAAATAAGAAGTACAATGATCAAGTTATACGAACAGAAGACGTATCTAGGAATGTTAACTGGAAGTTGGATAGAATTAGGTGGGACAACTTCTTTAACTATGGACAGGGCAATGAGATCAACTTCACCAATTTAAATGGTATTGTAGGTATCTTTGGTAAGAACTTCTCTGGTAAGTCATCTATTATTGACACCATCTTATTTACAATGTTCAACTCAACATCAAAGAACGAAAAGAAGAACCTCAATGTAATCAACCAAAATAAAGATAAAGGCTTTGCAAAACTTGATGTTACCGTACAGGAACAGAAGTTTACAATCGAAAGAGAAGTAGAGAAGTATACAAAGAAGCTCAGAGGAGTAGAAACAACAGAAGCAAAGACTAATGTAACGTTCTACTCAGAAGACAAGATTACAGAGGAGTTAACGCCCCTAAACGGGCTTACAAGAAGCGATACAGATAAAGCGATACGTAACCGCTTCGGCTCTCTAGAAGACTTTCTAATGACATCTATGTCCTCGCAAAACGGTGCCCTCAACTTCATCTCGGAAGGGGCATCAAAACGCAAAGAGATTTTCGCAAAATTTCTTGATTTGAATCAGTTCGAACAGAAGTATCGCCAAGCAAAAGAAGACTCGGCAGAGGTTCGTGGAGCACTACGACAATTAGAAGGCAGAGATTTCAAACAAGAAATCAAAGAGCAAATTGTAAAGTTGGCTAAGTTAACAAAGAAACTAAATGGACATGAGGAAGATTGTAAGAACTTGGCGAAACAAGTGGAACAATTTAATGTTTTAATCTCCGAAATAGAGCAAAAGATTAGTTCAATGCCGACAGAAATGATAGATATAGCAAAAGTTAGAAATAAAATTTTTACAAAAAAGTCACAATTAACAGACTTAAATGATAATATTGGAGAACTACAGTTTGAAAAACAGCAAAAAAATTCAAAATATGAGGCACTTTGTAGCTTTTCGAACACATTCCCAATTGATGAATTAAAGATTAAAAAAGACAACATCGATACAATATTGTTAGACATTGATAAGATTGACTCCAAATTATCAACAGAGATTAAAAAGTTAAAAAATCTAATTAAAAAGCAGAAATTATTAGAAGATCATGAGTATGATCCGGATTGTGAATACTGTTGCGAAAATAGTTTTGTTAAAGATGCACAAGCAGCACAAAAGCAGATTCCAAAAGCTAAAGAAAAGATACAGAAACTAGAAGCAAAGAAAGAGGCTCTAGAATCGCAATTAGAGGACTTAAATCAAACTAAGGTGCAAGAACACCTAGAGAAGTTTCAACAGCTCTTAGATAAGAAGGTAGAGACTTCTTCAAGGATAACAGAGATCGGATTGCAGATTGAGAGAGACGAGACAACCATAAAGTTGCTTACAAAAGAATTAGAAGACTTAGAATCGGAACAACAGCAGTACGAAGAGAACAAAGAAGCAATTGAGAACCTTGAGTCTTTGCTAGCAGAGAAAGAGCAGCATGAGTCAAACCTCAAGAGCTTTAAGAGATCTTTTGCGAAATGCGAACAAGAGAAGATGCAGTACTACAAGCAGACAGGATCTGTTGAAGAAGCAATCAAGAACTTAGAAGAACAAAGAGATTTGTTAGAAGAATATAGATCTCAGTACTCAGCATACGATCTATATATGCAGTGCATGCATTCAAATGGTATTGCTTTTGATATCATCAAGAAGAAGTTGCCAATTATCAATGAAGAGATTGCGAAAACAATTGCAAATATTGTTGACTTTAATATTTTCTTTGAAGTTGATGGCAATAAGATTGAGATATATATCCAACATCCAAAGCATGATGCTCGTCCACTAGAAATGGGATCTGGGGCAGAAAAAACAATTGCTGCTATGGCAATTCGTATGGCGCTCTTAACCGTCTCTTCCATGCCAAAAGGCGACATTTTCATCTTAGATGAGCCCGGAACTGCTCTAGATGAAGAAAATATGGAGGGATTTATTCGTATGTTGGAACTAATTAAGGTGAACTTTAAAACAGTTCTACTTATATCTCATCTAGATTCTTTAAAGGATTGTGTTGATATGCAAGTCGTTATCGATAAGAAAGATGGATATGCACATGTTAAACAATAGGAGTAAACATGACAATGGAAGAATTAAAACAAAAGCAAGTAGCACTGGTTGACTCATGGCTTGAAAAGGTTACAAGTCGTAAACTTATGGTATGGGTAACTGCTACTGCACTTATGGGATTCAGCTTAATTGAATCTGCTGATTGGGTAATGATTTCAGCACTTTACATCGGTGGACAGTCTGTTATTGATGCAATTGCAAAAATGAAGGGCGTATGATAAAAATACAGGTTAAATCTCAGATTTTAGACTATGTAAAAAGGAACTGGAAAGAGTTACTAATCGTAGCTCTTCTAGCCTTTTTCTATATAAAAGGAAGAATGGACTATGCTTCTCTCTACGACATGCACATTGAAACAACGCAGAGTTATGAGAAGAGAATAGAAGATTTAAATAAAGCTCACGAAGAAAGGATTAAAAAGAAAGATGAAGCTATCGAACAATATATTCAAAGGGTGGAAGATCTTAGGAATCAATACGACACCCAAAAAGAAGAAATCAAAATTGACAGAAGAGAAAAGCAAGAAGAAATCAAACAGATACTTCTAGAAAAACCCCAAGAACTAATTAGTGATATAGAATCTAAGTTTGGCTTTAAATATGTTGAATAAAATCTTAACACTAATCGTATTATTACTACCGTCTTTGGCTTATGCTGATGATGGTAAATTTACGTATTTGGAGCCCGGCATGAAAGCACCATTCAAAGGTACATTATTTGATGATTCTGCAACCGCACACTTGTTGACTCTACCAGAGTTCTATAAGTTACAGTGCGATCTAGATTTAGAATATCAGATGGGAATGCTACAAGAGAAGCATCTCTTTGAAGTCAAGGATCTTAGATCGCAAATTGAGTTCTTGGAATCAGAGAAGCAAAGCATTGTACTGCAGACTGATGAAAGGATTGCACTACTAGAAGAGCAAGTAAAGAAGAACACTAGAAATGATCGTCCTTGGTATCTTGCAGCAGGTGTTGCAATAGGTGTCGGAATAACAATTGGAATCGTAAAAGCATCGGAGTCTGCACAGTGAAGTTAAAAGATTTAAACAAAGTAGCAAAGTATGAAAAGGCAATTGGAAAAAAGTATGGCAAAGAAGCAATACAGAATCCAAATGCTGGATGGAATGATGACAAAGAAAAAGAGTATCTTGAGTCAACTAAAAAATTTCAAGAAAAAGTCTCTAAATATCACGAAGACAATGATTTAGTTGAAACAGATGGATTTTTAATGCCAAAAAGACTACTTAATAGTGAAAGTAATAGAACCTGCCCTGTATGTTCAACTTACTCTTTTAACAAGGCTGATGACTTTTACATGCACAAATATGAGTGCTGTCAAAATTGCTTCATTCAGTATGTTGACGGAAGAGAAGAAAGATGGCAATCAGGCTGGCGCCCAAGCAAAGAGGATAAATAATATGGCTACAACACTACAAATCGTAACAGCACTACAGCAGGCTGCAGCAAATGCTTATGATGGCTCACATGACGAAAAGTTTACAGGCAAGGATCTTGCAAAAGAAATCGGATTAAAAAGAGAAGAAGGATGCGCAATCAAAGATTCTCGTGTAATTGATGGATTTAATGTTAGAGTTCTGGGTAACACTGTTATGTTATCTTACCACACAGAATGCACAGCAAAACAATCTCACAATCCACAATTAGTTTCTGACATTGAGCAATGCATTGCAGATATCGTAAAGTTTCTTAAGAAAGAATATAAGAAGGTTGGAGGAGAAGGATCTCTTAGCCTCAATAAGCCTTCAGAAATTGAGATTGATATGCAGTACATCTCTAGACAACGAGTATCAATCACTGCCAATCAGAAGTTTGAATTAGGTGGAGTTGACGCAGAGCACGTTGGACTTCCAAGCCCAGAAGATCGATTGGATAAGTCGATCAAAGATTTTCTATCAATGGGAGCAGAGCAGGCTAAGAAGCCTTCTAATTATACAGCAAAAAATGAGAGCTAATGATATCGAAACAACAGGCAGTCCAAGAGATCTTAAAGTGTGGCAAAGATCAGGAGTATTTTGTAAATAACTTTTGTCGCATCCCACATGCGGTGCATGGACTCGTACGCTTCGATACATATGATTTTCAAGATGATTTGTTAGTTAGCCTTGAAAAACACAGGTTTAACGTTGTACTAAAAGCTAGGCAGATGGGAATCTCAACAATTGTTGCAGCCCATATCGCTTGGCT